CGCAGAGAAATCGATGGAGTGCATGAGCGACCATCCGGATCAGCACCTGTTCGCGCAGGAAGTTCAAATTATACCAATTGAAGAGGATGAGGAAACAGAATGGGAAGGACTCCCCCAATCGAAAGATGTGCATTGACAGGTGGATTGACGATGGAGTCAGCCGCACTGTGGTACTACTTTCTTGCCGAAGAGGCAGACTTTGAGGGAGACCTCGAGCAGTGCAAGTCATTGCTCAAGAAAGCCGATGAGTTGAGCGTGGCCCCGCAGGGCAGCATTCATTCATCCGAATTAGAAGAGCTAATAAGGAAATACAAATGAGCAAGATGGGAGATTGGGTCATTGAATTGCAGGAAGACTGCGTTTATTTGTCCCGCGAAGAGTTCGCAAAAAAACATGGCGAGATGTTCACATATATTTATGATGAACAATTGGGTATAATCCCAGGACATCAATCAAACAAAACAAGGAGTTACATTGATGAGCAAGAACTTGCCAGAACGTCCAAAAACTACTGATAGATCGCAATACCGGACCGTGGCGTTGCCATACTTTGAGTACGATATGCTCAAGCAGATGGCGGAAGAAGATCATCGGTCCATTGCTCGACAGCTTGGGATGTATATCCAACAGATCTACAAGGAGAGATACGCTGATTGATGCGATAGGAATAATAATTCTTATCACAAATTTGTTATATTTTGCGTGGGCTTTTACGCAGATATATATCAATGTCAGACGTAGTACACAACCTCGCAAGGAAGGCGGGGATCGTAAAGAATGAAGACCACACACTGCGTGCCGAAAGGTACGGGTGTCGTGGGTACATTGCAAACCTGAGCGAGCTTACAGAGTTCGCAAAATTAGTGGGCCAAGTAGCGAGGGCCGATGAGCGGAGGAAATATGAAAGACCCAATGAAGCCAGTCGTGCCGATGATGGCAGACGAGATGGAAAATCTTGAGAATCTCAAGAAGTACATGGACGATAACGAGTATCACGCCTATCTCGAAAAGCGGGCGCTTGAGGCCTTGGTCCGATACCGAGCCAAGAGCGAACTCGAAGACCTCGAAGAGATGCAGTTCTTCATGCACCGGATCACACACAATATCATTGAAGGCGTAAAGAAGACCGAGGAGCTGAACGCTCAGAAAGAGCAGATCCGCAAGCTAAACATTATGGCCTCGATGCACGAAGGGTATGACGGTTAGTCCATCAACCCATCACGACGGTATTGCTTGATCACATCAACGATGCCGTCACTGCCCCACTGGGGTAGTGAAACCAAACCACCATCTCGGAACTTCATTTCGGTTGGTGCTTCTTTCAGGTCTGACCATTCAAGAACGTAGTGTTCTGTGACCTTCACATCATCTTTGTAGTAGCTCGGTACTTCAACCTTGCGGTAACTGAACCCTTCACCAAGATCACCGACCGTTTTCTTTAAAAGTTTTTTGACGTTGGAATCTGAATACCGCTCACGAGCCGCAGAGGTAAACTTGTTCGGCAAGACAACACCATTGGCCCCACGCTCGATAGCACTGGCCACTGCACCTTTAAGTATAGACGACTTGATCGGCATATCGTTCTTTGCCATGTTCGGGTACAGCTCTGGCACTTTCTGCCCATCTTTTGTGGCGAAGGTGACGTTCCGCCCCCACCCTTCAATGGCTTCTGGATCCACTTCAGCCTTTCGAGCTTCTGCAAACATATCGGATTGCAGCTCAGTGATTCTCATGTATGGCTTGCCCTCGACCTCAATGTCAGCGAAGCGAGCAAAACCAACAGGTGTATTCTTTGGAAGGTCAGCACCCTCCATCAGTTCCCTGTCGCGAACAATACCCAATGCTTTTTGGCGAACCCAATCGCTATTGGAATCGAGCCATTCTTCAATCTTTTTTGGATCAGCTTCTGAAACATCTGGAAACTCTGCGTCAAAGCTTTTTGGCAGGCCGCTTTTAATGTCGCCATACATAATGCCTTTAATCAGTTCTTCCTCGGCATCGGCTAACTCAGCACCACGTCGTGAGATTTCGGTCGGCTCGAGCCCTTTGTCGCCACCCATGAACATCGTGTCGTGGTCATCGTTTACTGTGCCGGTGTACTTACCTCCGGATGCTCGATACACATCGTCAGTAGGAACCGTGACACGAACAATGCCAAGCGAATCTCCAGTTAGGTTATCAACAGCATTGTAACGAGTGATACCTTCTGGGTTGGGCTCGACGTGACTGACACCAAGATTTTCAAAAGCTGGATACTCTGATTTGAACTTTACGCTGAGGTCGGTAACTGTGTCCTCGGTCCGAGCCCCGGGAGCCGTGATCATTTTCTTCCCTGCTCTCAACTGAGCAGCCCCAGGAACGAAAGGCAAGAGCCCGACGGCAGACATCAAGTAGTTTAAACCTGTGCGCTCTTCGGGTTTAGTTGCGTACATCTCTACGTCAGCGGCGATGCCTGCGATATCTCCCACAACTGGGACAGGTGTTGTTGCCAATGCGGCTTGTTGCAGTGGAGTCATCCCTTTAACAGCTTCAACAACGGCTTTTCCTGCACGCTGTAGGTCAGGGGCTCCTTTAACAGAAGCAATCCCTGACTCGCTGAGAGTTAAGGGGTCTTGTCCTTGTGGGTCCATGTAGTAGATCTCTTCTTACGGAAGTCACCAACCAGTATGTTATCGCGAACGAGCCCTCGAAGGAACTGCTCCGTAATATCTGGGCTGAATCCAGTGATGTGTGATCCTTTGATGATGGCTGAGTCGAGGTCCCGTAGTCCCTTCTTATACTCCCAAGCCAACTCCATTAACTTTTCCGTGGTTTCATCTGTAGCCATTCGCGTGCCTCCTCTCCTAATACTTTCGCTCCCAAGTCAATCTTGTTGCGGAGCGCCTGCACAATCCGTTCATCGATTGTGTTCTCTGTGATCAGGTCAATGTATGTGACCGGATTCTTTTGTCCGATACGATGACACCGGTCTTCTGACTGGATCCGTGTTTCGAGGTTAAAGTCGTTTGCATAATAGATAACTGTCGTCGCTTCTGTGAGCGTCAAACCATATCCTGCTGTTGATGGGTTGCCGATAAAGAATCGAAGCGGTGAGTCTGGTTCTTGAAACTTGGTCACCATCTCTTGGCGTTCTGCATCCGGAGTGTCACCGTAGTATGCACATACTGAGGCCGATCCATACACATCAGCAATTTTTGCCTGCATATTTTGAATGTCGTGCCGGAAGCGCGACCAAAGGATGACCTTACCTGTTGTCTCAGCGAGGATATCCATGACCGTGTCCATTCGATTGGACGGGAAAGTAACCATCTCGCCATCATCAGTTTTGAGGTGACCAGACAGTACTTGTTGTAAGCGCAGCATTTGCGTTATCACGTTGTGTACAGTAACCAGTTCTCCGGTATCGAGTAACGTCAACGCCTCATGCCGAATTTCATTGTACATCTTCAGCTGCTCTTCCGTCATAGAAACGTAGCGGATTGTGTAGCTTTTTTCTGGCAGATCGAGACAGTCTTTTTTGAGTACCCTGAAAGAGAACGCGTCAACTTTTTGAGTAAGCTCTTCCAAATGTCTAAAGCCGACGATCTGTTGGAAGCTGTGTGCTCCCATCGTCTTACGGTTGATGATTGCGTAGCGTCCTTGGTACGCGTAGTAACTATCGAAGCCCAAGGTCCCAGGACCGAGGAACTCGCACTGAGAATACAGATCCATAGGCGACCGTGTCACGGGCGAGCCGGTCAACAGTCTGCGGTACTTGAACCGATGAGCACAGGTTACCAATGCTTTTGTTCGCTTGGCTTTTGGATTCTTGATCGTGGTGCTTTCATCAATGGCAATCAGCCCGTTCGATCCAAACTTTTCTGACAGCCACCTGCCTGCGTCTTGTCCTTTCTTCGAGGAGAACGCTTCGACATTCATGACAAAGATTGTCAATCCATCAAACTCATCAGCGACTGAACGCATCTCGGCCTTTTGTTCTTTGTTCGGCCCTGACACCCAACGTATCACGCGGTACGTTATTGTATCGGGTAGATGCTGTGGGATTTCTTTGGTTACCCAGTTTCGGTACACACCTTTTGGCGCGATGATCAGGGCAAAGTTCACATGTTTGCTAACATGTAATTGACCCAGATTATCGATAAGCACTTTTGATTTACCAGTTCCCATTTCCATAAAGAAACCGAATCCTGTACGCTGGCCAGCCGCCTTGAGTGCTTGTTCTTGATGCTCGTATGGCTTGGTTTTGAATTCGTAGTTGACAGCCACTTTTCCCTCCGTTATCTTTGCACTGTGTTCGATACATTATCATATGTTCTCGAACATGCAAACTCAAACAAACCTGAAGAGGATGTACTTTATGACTGAGTTCTTTGAGGAGATGTTCGACGCGGCAGATCAACTGTCCGGAGTCGATACAGATAACACCAAGACACTTTCCAACTTGGTGCGGCAGCTCGAAGCGGTGACCGATGATATCGATCAAGCGGAGCTACACCTGAAGAAACTAAAGCAAGAGCGTCAGCGTATTGCGATGGAATCAATCCCTGCTGTGATGGACGAGATGGATGTCACCCGCCTTGATGTAGGCGAAGTGTCTGTTCAGCTGAAACCATTTGTCTCAGCATCTATTCCAGTGGATCGGAGACAAGAGGCATATGAATGGCTTCGTAATCACGGACTTGACGACATCATTAAAAACGATGTTGTATTGTCCTTCGGTCGTGGGGAAGATGAAACCGCAAACAAGGTGATGTTGGATCTTGAGAACAAGGGATTTCATCCCGAGTCCAAGACTCACATTCATTCTTCAACGCTCAAAGCGTTCGTTAAAGAACGTGTAGAAAACGGAAAGCCGATTGATCTGGACTTGTTCGGAGCCTTCGTTGCTAAAACCGCAGATATCAAAAGGAAATAACAATGGCTACAAAAGCAGTTGCCGCGAAAGCGGAAGCAGGTTTGCCTTCGGCAGACGTACTCGACATCTTTGCAGGACATGAGGGTGAGGGGCTCGACTACGACACCTCCGATCTGCAAATCCCATTCATCCGAATCATTCAGGCAATGTCACCACAGGTGAAAAAGTCTGACCCTTCGTACATTGCAGGGGCATCTCAGGGTGATGTGTTCAATACTGTCACTGGTCAGTTCTGGCCTAGCGAAGAGGGCATCACTGTGATCCCTTGCTATCAGGAAACGAAATACCTGAAGTGGCGTCCACGCGAACAGGGCGGCGGGTTCCTTGGCGAACTGTCTAAGGACGATCCCGATCTGTCACGCACACAACGCAGTGGTGCTAAAGAAATCTTGCCAGACGGTAACGAACTGGTTAAGTCTGATCAGCACTACGTTCTGGTCGTCGATGAAGACGGTATCCCAGGATTCGGTATCGTTGACATGAAGTCATCTGCGCTCAAGGTCTCCCGTCGTTGGAAGACTCAGCTCAAGATGCTGACTGTTAAGCATCCGAAGACTGGTCAACTTGTGTCGCCACCTTTGTTTGGCACACAGTGGAAACTGTCTGTTGTGGAAGAGTCCAATGACCAAGGTTCTTGGTTCAACTGGGCTGTATCCAATGACGGCTTTGTTCAAGACAAAGAGCTGCTTGAAGCAGCAATGAATTTCCGTAAATCAGTTATGGCTGGAGAAGCGAAAGCTGTTGCCGAAGATGTGGTTGATGAGCCGCACGGGCAAACAGAAGAAGCACCATTCTAATTGTCTAGGGGGTAAAAGAAATATTTTTTACCCCCTTTTTTACGGGATTAGTTTATGTCTATAGCAGAACGATTCATGAAAGCGTTCGAGGGCTCGACCGCGGCACATGGACAGACAGAGATTGGTAGCACTCGGAGGAACGGTAAGACCGAAGCGAAAAGTTTCGTGGTCCGAGAGCCGCTGATCGAGGAGAAAGTATCCCAGCATCTGGATGGAACCACAGGTGTCGGTGCGATCCCGATTAATGAAGATAACAACTGTAAGTTTGGTGCAATCGATATTGATACCTATCCGATTGACCATGCTGCGTTGGTACGCAAACTCGCGAAGCTTGAGATTCCGATGGCGGTCTGCCGGTCGAAGTCAGGCGGCGCACACCTGTACCTGTTCCTTGAAGAATTTTATCCGGCGTCCGAGATCCGTGAGTTCTTAACAGAAGTTGCAGCGACCTTGGGTCATGCCGGTTGTGAGATATTCCCGAAACAAGATCGGATTCTAGCGGACCGTGGTGATGTGGGTAACTTCATCAACCTACCCTACTTCGATTCTGAGCAAACCACCCGATACATGGTGGACCACGAAGGTAACGACGTGGACCTCGAGACCTTTTTGATTTGGGTCGAGAACAGTCGGCTGACGATGAATGACCTGAGCAACCTACAGACCGGTGTCAACACAGACGAGGGTCCGTTTGCTACTGGATACCCTTGCTTACAGACCATGACTGCAATGGGTGTGGGCGAAGGGGGCCGGAACGAGTTCATGTTTATGGTGGGACAAAATCTGCAGAATATGTACCCGGATGGGTGGAAGTCTGAGATGGAGGCGATCAATCAGTTGTATGTGTCACCGCCACTCGGTGCGGGAGAGATTGTTGGAATTCAGAAAGAGCTTGAGAAGAAAAATTACGGTCCAAAGTGTAAGCAGGAACCATTCAAGTCTTACTGTAACAAGCGGCTGTGTATGTCCAGGCCTTTTGGTGTCGGGCGAAACGGTGCGGTTGATATGCCACACATCGGCGGTATGACAATCTTATTGTCGGAGCCGCGTATGTACTTTTTGGATGTGGACGGGAAGCGGTTGGAGCTGACAACTGAACAGCTGCAGATGCCAATCCAGTTTCAACGCGCCTGTATTGAACAAATGAACTTTATGCCGCCCGCATTAAAGCCTGCGGACTGGCAGATTCTAGTCAACGATTTATTAAACGCTGCGACGACGATTGAAGTTCCAGAAGAGTTGACAGTGGCCGGTCAATTTAAAGAACTGTTGCAATCGTTTTGTACTTCGAGGATTCGTGCGGTCACGCCAGAGGAGATCGAGCTTGGTAAGCCGTGGACCGAGGACGGCAAGACGATGTTCAAGATCAAAGGTCTTCAAGACTACTTGGAAAAGCAAGGATTCAAGAACATATCCCGGCCTCAGATACAAGAGCGCCTGAAGTCGATTAACAACGGCGAAGAGTGCCACGGATTTTTCCGATACCACAATGAAAAGAAAAATAAGCGCGTTCAGGTTCGCGTGTGGTGGGTGCCTGAGTTTAAAGATAAAGAAATTGAATTACCGGAGGGAGAAACATATGAAGCCCCGTTCTGAAGACAGACTGTTAAAGGTATCGGAGCTTGCTAAGTTTCTTGGCGTAGCTCCTTCGACCATCTACCGATGGCTTGAATGTGGCAAGTTGCCACGACCATTTGAGCTGGGTGAGGCTGCCGTGCGGTGGCGTATGAGTGAGATTGAAGAATGGCTTGAGGAGAATAGACGATGAGTGAACAGCTGATCTTCGGACCCCCAGGTTGCGGTAAGACCTACACCTTGATGAAGATCATCGAGCAAGAACTGGAAGATGGTACGCCACCTGATCGGATTGGCTTCGTATCCTTTACAAAGAAAGCAATCGCTGAAGCGCGTGAACGAGCAGGTAATGCATTTGCATTACAAGAAAAGGATACGCCGTACTTCCGAACGCTGCACTCGATGGGCTTTTATTTTCTGGGCATGAAGCGTGACGATATGGTCAACAAGTATGACATGGGCCAGCTTGGACAAGACCTTGGTATCAGTTTCGATTCGCATAGTGTGTATGACGAAGACGGTCTACTAATCCCTTCCGCTTCAGAGGGAAATAGGTATCTGACACTAATCCAACGGGCGACCATGCGGATGATCTCGATGGAACAGGAGTTCAACGAGAACGCCGACTACCGACTAGAGTATGCGGTGATGGAGAAAATAAACGCCGCATACAAATCGATGAAAGGCGAGCTGGGTAAAGTTGACTTTACCGACATGATTGAACTGATGGTGAAGCAGGGCCAAGGTCCGAGGCTCGAGGTCCTGATCGTCGATGAAGCACAGGACCTGACACCGCTGCAGTGGGAACAAGTCAAGGTACTCAAGAGTAATGCGAAGCGTGTGTACTATGCCGGGGACGATGATCAAGCGATCTTTGAATACACTGGCGTGGACGTCGTGCATATGCTTGGCATATGCGAGAACACTCGCGTCCTTGATCAATCGTTCCGAGTTCCGCGGTCCGTGCACCGATTGGCTGGCCGCATTTCTCAGCAGATCTCGAAACGTCAGGAGAAGCCGTGGAAGCCCGCGGACCATGAAGGTACAATCTGCTACCACTCTCACTTCTTTAATATTGATAATATCGACCAAGGGTCGTGGACCGTCATGTCGCGGACCTCGAAGCAACTGAACGATATCAGTCACTATCTCAAGATTGCCGGTCTGTTGTTCAGCCGTAACGGGTATCTGTCTTTTGACCCAGAAAAGGTGAAGGCGTTGAAAGTCTGGCACCGGTTGCAAGCTGGCGACATGATCTCGGTACAGGATGCGGAAGACTTGTATGCTGTGCTTCCAAAGCGTGGTGAGCATGCTCGCGTCAAACATGGCATGGCCAAGACACTGAAGGATTGTGACCCAGCCAAGCCACTGACATTCAGTGCACTGGCCGAGGACCACGGTCTGTTGGCCTACAGAGAAATGCCTGATGATGTTTTACTGAATCTATCAGATGACGATTCTCGATATCTTGATGCTATCAAAGCGCGTGGGCATTCATTGTTTGAAGATCCGCAGATCAAGCTCAGTACAATCCACCGAATGAAAGGCGGGGAAGATGATAATATTGTCCTATTAAACGACATGGGTTACATGTCATGGAAGAACTATGCAGAGGGAAATCCTGATGGTGAGCACCGTGTGTTCTACACGGCTGTGACACGCACCAAGCACAACCTCCACATTGTCGAGAATGCAGATAAGTTTGGGTACCCATTATGAGTGGCAAAGGCGATACCTACCGTCCGGTAGACAAGGATAAGTTTGAAGAAAATTTCGACCGCATATTTGGTCGTAAGGAGCATGAGCATGCCGAGGCGATTCGGGCATTTGCAGAGGGCAAGGAGATCGAGTTCCGCCCGAAGAAGGAGGCGTCATCATACGGCTCGACAGACGACTGGTTCCCCTGCGACAACCCCGACTTCCACCACAACTTTGAATATAGGGTCAAGCGAGATGTTAAAAGCTGACGGATTCGACGAGTGCATATTAGGCATAGCTGAAGTATGGGACGGTAACGAACGAGTGCATCGCATCGTTTATGACGCACTGAAAATAGTTGATGTCCTGATGGACAGAGATGGCATGACTCGGGAAGAGGCTATCGAATACTTTGAATTTAATATTGATGGCGCTTATTACGGGAAAGGGACTCCGGTCTTTTTGTTTCAGTGTCACTTAGAAATGATTGAAGAGCTGGCGGAGAACCTGAATGGCGAAGCATAGAGACACGAGCACGATGAACTTTCTCGACCGGATGGATATGGATAACGTCGAGATTGATTGGTGCGCCCCCGAGGTCTTCCCTGACCTCTCCCAATCCAAGTACATTGCTGTTGACTTGGAGACATGTGATCCTAATCTCATGACCCTTGGGCCAGGATGGGCTCGAGGTGACGGCTTCATCGTAGGTATAGCGATTGCTGCCGGTGATTTCAATGCTTACTACCCAATTAAACACCAGCCTGGTGGCAACATGTCATTGAACATGGTGATGAAGTGGTTCAAGAAGCAGATGGCCACGCCACATATTCCAAAGATTTTTCACAACGCTACTTACGATTTGGGCTGGCTGCGCTGGGCGGGCGTGCCAGTAGAAGGCAAGATCATCGATACCATGATCGCTGCGCCGCTACTGAACGAGAACCGCTGGACTTACTCGCTCGATTCGCTTGGCCGTGACTATCTGGGCGAGCGCAAGAACGAAAAGATTCTACGCATGGAAGCAAAAGGCTGGGGTCTAGATGCCAAAGCAGAGATGTGGCGCTTGCCTCCGAAGTTTGTCGGACAGTATGCGGAGCAGGATGCTGCATTGACATTACGCCTTTGGAACCACTTTGAAGCCGAGCTACAGAAAAATGAGTTGACTTCGATCTTCGAGTTGGAGACCAGTCTGATACCATTGATGTTAGACATGCGGGCCAAAGGTGTGCGTGTCGATTTAGACCAAGCAGAACGGACGAAGAAAGAACTTGCAAAACGCGAAGAGCAAATTAAAGCAGACATCAAACAAAAGACTGGGATCAGGATCGAACCTTGGGTGGCAACGAGCGTTGGTTCCGTACTGCACCACTATGGAATTGACTTCCCAACTACGGAGAAAACGAGTCAACCGTCTATCACAAAAGCGTTTCTGCAAGCGTGCCCACATCAGGTCGCTTCCCAGATCCTCCGACTACGAGAACTGAACAAAGCCAACAGCACGTTCATTGATTCGATCCTTCGTTACACTCATGACGGAAGAATCCACTGTGAATTCAACCAGTTACGTTCTGACGATGGTGGAACTGTAACGGGCCGTTTCAGCTCGAGCAATCCGAACCTACAGCAGATCCCAGCACGGGACCCTGAGATCAAGTCCATGATCCGCGGACTGTTTATCCCGGAAGAAGGAGAGCAGTGGGGATCGTTTGACTATTCGTCACAGGAACCCAGATTGCTGGTGCACTATTGCTCGTTACTTTCTGATCGCTACCATGATCAACGCGTGGACTCGATTGTCGAGGCGTACCAGACAGGCGATGTGGATTTTCACCAGATGGTGGCGGATATGGCAGGTATCGGTCGTAAAGAAGCGAAGACTGTGAACCTCGGCATCATGTATGGCATGGGTCAGGGCAAGCTAGCCAACACACTGGACATCAGTAAAGAAGAAGCCAAGGAACTGCTTGAGACGTACCACAGTAAGGTACCTTTTGTGAAAGGCTTGGCGGACATGGTGTCCACTCGAGCAAACAAGCACGGGCAGGTTAGAACATTGTTAGGACGTAAGTGCCGGTTTGACTTGTGGGAGCCAACGTCGTTTGGATACAACAAACCACTGCCATACGAAGAGGCTGTTAAGGAGTACGGTCCAGCTCCACTTCGCCGTGCGTTTACTTACAAAGCGTTGAACAAACTGATCCAAGGTTCGGCAGCCGACCAGACAAAGAAAGCGATGGCAGATTGTTATGCCGAGGGCCTAGTACCGCTGCTCACTGTGCACGATGAACTGTGCTTTTCTGTAAGTTCCGAGGACCAAGCTTCGCGGATCAAGGAGATTATGGAGAATTGTGTGGAGCTTCGGGTACCAAGCAAAGTGGATCAGGAATTGGGTAAGAACTGGGGAGAGGTGGGGTAAGGCCATACTCTTCCATGCACTCGGCCCATGAGTCATGTTCAAGATTATGGTGATAAAAATCGTGCGGCTTATAACGTTTAGTTTTAAGTCCATCAAAACGAGAAACGGGTGCAAATAGCACCCGTTCTTGTGGAATCGCAACCAGTGCGACTATGTCGCAGTCCGTCGGCCCTAACGATTGCTTTTCTCGTCCGCCTTTTGCAACACAGAATTGATAACCTGGACTTCTGCCATTGCCACCGTTTTCTTTAATGTTGCTAGCTTTAACTTGAATACGCCAAGTGTAATCGTATGCGAATGCTACGATGTCTGAAGTTCCGAGGTTGACAATCTCCGCTTCAATGCCCAGCTTGGACAAACGAAGAAGGCAGATCAGCTCACCAATCCGCCCCGTTTCTACTTCACGCACTAGAACTCCATTGAATCCTCGTTTGTTTCCATCATCTCAGCGAGTCGAGATGCGCGGAGACCAACTTGTTGTGCCCACTTGGAATCCATCATTTCGTTTGATGCTTGCACATAATCTTCTGCTTCGATTGCTGCGATCATGTTTTTAAACTGAGCAAAGCGTGGGAGGCCAAGGTTGAATACCATATCCGCAACCACGCGCTGACGAACTTCAGACAAGTCAAAGAACCAGTCATATGTGTCGGCAAGCTCGTCAATAACAATCTGAATGTCGTTATCAAGTAGATAGTCAATCTCGTCATCAGACAGACCGCGCTCTTCGATATTGCGACCTACGCCAATGGTGAGGTATCCGGCGGTGCACTCATATGGATATTTCTCAACACCTTCGTGTAAACGTAACTGCTGAAAGAGTCTTTGCTTGTCCATTATCGGCTCCCAATAGTTGCTCTTGTGACTGGATTCGGTACGAGAATAGGCGATACTTCGTTACGAGGTTGTGACGGTGCTGTTGCTTGCGGAGCCTGCTCTAGTTCAAACGGCTGAGTAGGGTCAAATGCTGGCGCTTGCTCTACCTCAAACGGCTGAGTAGGGTCAAATGCTGGCGCTTGCTGAGTTGTAGGTTCTTCCACAGGTTCTTCAGGTTCACCAAACTTACGATTACGCTGCTCTTGATATATTTCTTGAATCTGTTGGCGGGGCAACAAGTCATATGTTCCGTTCCGTTTCATCTCACGACGGACAGTCTTTGAAATCTCAAGCGGTTCGTACTGACCACGGATCAGTTTGTCTACGCCGGTTACCCCCGCTTGTTTCAAAATCTTTTTAATTTCACGCTCTTCCACACCAAGCTTCTTCATGTCTTCAACGACAAGATGGAATTTGTTGAACTGATTAAAACGAGCTTCGTTTGCACGAACATACTCATTTAACAATTCATCAGAGCTGGTTAAGTTCGGGCGCCGCGCTACGCGGTTAAATATGTTTGACGCATTCTTACGCGCCTCACTGAACTCATATCCTTTAAACTTGAGCGCAAGTTTCGGATTGATCTCGCTTTCCGTAATACCTGTAAGACCACGAATAATCTCCCCGGTAATTTGACGCTCTCTTTCCTGACGATCCTGTGGACTGACTCCAGTCAGTTCATTCAATCCTGTTGCAGAAATGAATGCGCGAGAAAAACGGCTAGGAGTAAACTCCCCGCCAGTTACATCGACAGGGATACCGGCAGGGATAAGTGCATCCAACACATGGACAAAACCTTTGGCAACCTTGTCCCCCAATGCTTCGCTTGGGTTGTACACACGAGCACCAGTTACTGTACGCCCGTCTCGTCCAAATGCTTGTCCTGGAAGTACATCTCTTAACTTTGCAAAGAAGATTGATTCTTCAACAAATGGACTAAAGGTCTCAGAGAATGATTCCCACATCGCCTCGCCTGCAATCTGTGCTCCAGATTTGCCGAGTGTTTTACCTTCATCTACTTTGTTAAGAGCACCATTAACTGCCCGTTCTAACATGTCATACGGGTTGGTGTAACTGTAGTTGATGTATGTTGGCAGCCCGTTTTTGTCTCTCCCTGTAGGAATCAAACGTGCGTTCTTTTCCCAAGGCGGAGCAATCGACCGCTGGTATGCCTTCATCTCTTCTTCGGACACACCACTCAATGTGTAAGCAAGTTCTGCCAGTGCCGCAGGGAATAATGCAAACGTCGTGCCTGCCCCAGTCAATCGACGTAAGCCAATTTTCTGTATCTCAGGCACTTCCGAAGCCAACTCGTCAATGCCTCTAGCAATCGTGTTAGCACCAGTCCGTAAGATTTCGTATGGGAACGCAATAAAGTTACCAACAGGAAGTCTACGCAATCCGCGTATAGCTTCTGGCGCAAGGTTGTAGTTAGGCACCGTATTCCGAACAATCTGTGCTGATTCGTTTTTAATGAAGTCGTCCACATTGTCGAAGCCTTTTGATTGTGCATAGGCTTTGCGAGCTTGTGGGCTCATACCGTTCAACGCGTTGCGAAGCTTACTTTGCTCAAACTTGTAGTTATAAATTTTCCAGATGTTATCACCGCCTTGATAGAGGTCTTCCATCCGCTTGGCCCCACCGATAATCTTTTTACCGGCGCTAGCCAAAAACTCTCCGCCTTTTGACTGAGCAATTTTTTCTCCAAAGCTGCGTCCAACAGACACGCCATCTTCCACAGTCTTCGAGCCAACCGCCACCCCTTCGTTAATCAATGCTCTGATTTCTTTGAGTTCTGCTTGCGAACCGATAACCCCTAAAGACTGAAGTTCTTGAAGTTCTCTTAGTTGAGCTTCTGGAGTCAACTTCTTAATATCATCAAGAACTAAACGTGCTGATTCCCAGACGTTAGCGCCTTTGCCGACGTTGCCCTGTGCTGCTGCAAACAACGAAGCAGAGGTGACGTTACGAATCTGCGTGATTGGAGACAACACAGTCTTACCGTATTGCGTAAGACCCTTAGCCCGAAGAAGCCCTGAGTAAGTGGCCATCAACCCTCGAGCAAATGCACCTTCTGGCTCGACAATAAGACGAGTCATTTGTTTGTACACCTCGTCGGGGACAGCATAGCCCTCAAGTGATCCGTACTTTAACTGACCCAACTTTTCAGAGACTCCGCGCATCGTTTTTTGTCCCTCGATGCCCTTGAGAATATCTTCGTCAGTGGATTGTAAAAGTTGATAGTTGAGAGGAAGTTCACCCGAGATTTTGTCAGGTTTTACAAAGTACCGGCCAATCCCTTCATTGTTTTCTGCAAGCTCTCGAATCTTACCAAAGTACTTATCGACAGCCTTAAACTCTGCAAGATCAGAAATCGTACTCAAAAAAGCTTCTTCAGGGTCACGAATCTCTCCCAACAAACGGCGCTGGTATTCAGGCATTTTTGCCCGATCCATAAACATACCACCCCTAATCTGTTCCATAGGGGTACGGGAAAATACTTTTTCTGGTTTTCTGTTCTTAGGTCGATGTCGAGCTAAAAAATGGTCTGCTGCTTTCGTTGCCTGACTGTCGGAGATTGTATTATTAACAAGACGTGTACCATCATCAGATAACCCAAGAGTCTTTGTTGTTTCTTTCGATCCTGGAGATTTAAGGATTTCTTTAAGCTCAAGCAAAGTATCTTGCGGATTATCTTTAAACCCTTGAATAGCAACGGCCATTATTTCGTCGTCAGGTTTGTACAACGGATCTGTCTTTGCCAAGTAACGGCGTCTTAAATATGAGTTAAGGTTTTTTTCAATTGTCGCAGCTAATTGATCACCAACATTGAC